TCGCGATGCGCTATGCCCTGCCGCTCGACCCGACGCCGGGCCTCGTGCGCGACCTCGCCGTGTCGATTGCGCGCTACCTGCTCCACCGCGACGGTGCGCCGGACTACGTGGTGCGCGACCATGAGCAGGCCCTGAAGACGCTGCGCGAGGCAGCATCCGGCCGGATTGCCTTACCCGGCACCAGTAGCCTTGCACCCATTCAGGCGCCCGGCGGCACAGTCAGCGTCGGCGGGTCCGGGGCAGTCTTTACCGATGACGCGCTTGGGGGCTGGCGATGATCCAGATCGTCATCGACCGCCTGCGCGCCAGTGCGATGCCGCCTCTCGTCCAGATCGACGGCGCTGAGGAACTGGAGGCATTGGGAGCGGGCACCGCAGCGCGCCATGCCAGCGCCTATGTCGTCCCGCTGCGCGAGCAGCCCGACGGTGATCCCCTGATCTCGGCCGGCCTCTATCGCCAGCGGGTGATGGTCGATTTCAGCGTCGCCATCGTCATCCGGCGCCACGATGCGGGCAAGGGGGCTGCGCGCGTCACCGCTTTCGACACGCTGAGAAACGCGGTCGAGACATCGCTGATCGGATGGTCGTGGACGCCGGACAGCATCCCGATAGTCTTTGCCGGATCGGAATCGCAGCCGGCCGGCAATGGCGTTCTCTGGCACGTCCTGACCTTCCGGACTGATCGCCTTATCCGTCGAACAGGAATCGTCACATGACCGATCCCGATCATCGCCAGAATAGGCGCCCCGATGCCGGCGGCTCCTATGTCGTCGAGCCGGATGGCTCGTATCGCCTCGTGTCGGCGACAGCGCCGGCGCCGACCGTGCATGAGCGATGGCTCGCCGCGCAGGCCGCAGCGGACGCGTCCGATCCGGCCGGGAGCGATCCAGCGGCGAAAGACAAACCCTCCGCCGAAGACGGTGCGCCATCGACCGACACGCCCACACATCCCTCCGCCGAATCCGACGCGGCCCCGCGCCGCCGCAAACCGTGAGGACCTGATCCATGCCGCAACGCTTTGCCCACCGACAGGTGATCCGCGCCGCGACCGAAGCGACCTATGGCACGGCAGCGGCGCTCGCCGCCGCCAATGCCCTGCTGACCCGCCGCAATCCGGAATTCGTGCCGCTGGAAGGCACGGACGATCAGATCGACTCCCTGCGGACGTTTTTCGGGTCGCAGGGGACGCGCCTCAACCAGAATTTCCGCCGCATCCGCTTCGAGATCGATGCCGGCGGTGCGGGCGCAGCGGGCACGGCCGCGCCCTACGGCCCGCTGCTCGTGGCCTGCGGCATGGCGCAGACACTCACGGCCACCGTCAAGGCTGACTATTCCCCGGTGTCCAGCTCCTTCGGCTCGGCCACCATCCAGTGGCACGACGACACGACCGGCTACACGATGACAGGCGCGCGCGGCACCTGCTCGCTGCAGTTCGAGGCCGGCAAGCGTCCCTACTTCCGGTTCGACTTTCTGGGTCTGGTCGGCGCAATCGCCGACGGAGCCTTGCCGGCTGCGACACTCACCGCATTCCGCGAGCCGCTGGCGCTGTCGCCCGCCAACACGCCGACCTTCTCGCTGCACGGTTACGCGGGCGCGCTCGAAAGGCTTGAAATTGCACTTGGCAACACGCTGGAAGGCCGCGCGCTGATCAATGACCAGTCGGTGCAGATTGTCGGCCGAAGGGCATCCGGGACTGCGGTGATCGAGGCGGACAATGCGGCGACCTTCGAGCCGGTCGGCCGTGCCCTCGGGTCGACGCGCGGCACGCTGTCGCTGATCCATGGCACAGTCGCGGGCAATATTCTCGAGATAGCGGCGCCCGCCGTCGAATTGGGCCGGCCGACGCCCGGTGTTTCCAACAACATCCGCAACTGGTCGCTGCCGCTCGAATTCTGCCATTCGGCGGCGGCCGGCAATGACGAGATCACCATCACCATCCGCTGACCCCTTCCCGAGGTACCATGTTCAAGTTCGACCCGAACCCGACCTTCTGGTGGCCGATCAAGGTGCGTGTGCCCTCGGCTCTCGTCCCCGGCCAATACGACACGCAGGAATTCCGCGCGCTGTTCCGTTTGCGTGGCACGGCCGATATCGAGGCGGTCGCGCGCGCCATCGCCGATCTTCCCGAAGCCGAGCGATATGCGGCGACCCTGACCGATACCTCATCGACCATCATCGACTGGGCCGACGTCGTCGACGGCGACGGTCGGGCCGTGCCCTTCAGCGCCGCACAATTGCGCGCGCTGCTCGATCATCCAGCGGTGATGCGGGCAGTGCAGGTCGCCTGGGCGGAGGCCGTCTATGGCGGCGGTGCCGCCCGAAAAAACTGATGGCGGCGGCCGTGGCCATCGCGCGCCTGATGCGCGGGACAGCCACGCCGCCGGTGCCAGCCTCCGGCACAAGTGTGCTCGAAGACAGTGCGCGGCGTCTGAATGTCATTCTGCCCGACGATCTCGACGCATTTGCCGGGGCCAGCGATGCCGACAATGAGCAGGAGACAGAGCCGGTGATCTGGCCGCAGACCCAGGATGCGATCAGCCTCTTCGCGGCCTGCCAGACGCAATGGCGCACGGCCTTCGTGCCGGGGGCGATGATCTGGTCGGGGCTCGACTATGCCGGCGTCGCTGTCGCCGCGCAGGGGCTGGGCCTGTCGCTGCCGGCTGTGTTCGGCGCCGTCCAGATCATGGAGATGGCAGCATTACCGATCCTGAATGAGGCGCGCACATGACCGCGCCGCTCAATCTCGCCGTCGTCGTCAGCATGGACGGCGCGCAGCTCGCCGCCGGTGCCAATGCCGCGCGCCGCGAGATCGATGCGCTCGCCACGAAAGCCGAAGCGAGCGCGCAGCGCATCGGCGCGACGGAAGAGGCGGTCGCCCGACAGCAGCAGGCCATCACCGCCGCCGACAAGGCGGGCGCGCTCGCCATTGACGAGAAGGCGGCCGCGATCAGGCGACTGGAGGCGGCGACCGCCAGTCAGGTCCGCCAGATCATGTCGTCGAACACCGCGCAGGGTCTGCCGACCGGGCCGGTGCCGGGAAGCCTCGGCGGCATTGTCGGCCAGGCGCAGGCCGATCTCGCCGCACAGCGCAATGATGCCGAAGCGCGCCGGCTGCGCGACCTGCGCGAGGCCTATGTGCCGCTCGCGAGTGCGCAGCGGCACTATCGCGAGGAGCTGTCGTCGATCCGGGCCGCCGAGCGGGCCGGCGCCCTGTCGCAGGCGGAGGCGGCCGCCGCGATCAGCCGCACCAAGGAAGCCTTTGCCGGTCAGGTGCGCAGCCAGCGTGATTTTGCCGGCGCGACGAAATTGTCGGCCCATGAGGCCGCAAACCTCACCCATCAGCTCAACGACGTCTTCGTCTCGCTGGCCTCGGGCCAGTCGCCGCTGATGGTCGCAATCCAGCAGGGATCGCAGATCGCGCCGATCTTCGGCGGAATCGGTGGGACATTCCGCGCGCTCGCATCGGTCATCAATCCGGTGACCGTCGGCATTACAGGCATTGGCGTCGCGGTCGGCGCCGGCGCGCTCTCCTGGCTCTCCTACCGGTCCTCGATCCGCGACGTCGAGGTCGCCCTCGCCGGCCTCGGGCGAAATTCCGGCGCGAGCCTCGACGGGCTGACCCGGCAGGCCCGCGATCTGTCGGCCGCCTCGGGCCTGTCGTCGCCGGAAATCCGTCGCCTGCAGACCGAGCTTTTGCGCACCGGCAAGATCGGTCAGGAGAGCTTCGGCGGCATCATCGGGCTGGCCAAAGACTTCGCCGCGACGATGGGCACGGATGTCGCGACCGCCGAAAAGCAACTTGTTGACCTGTTCGCGAAACCGGCCGAGGGCGCGCGGACGCTCGCCGAGCAATACGGGCTGCTGGATGGCGCGACTGCCCGGCAAATCGAGCGGCTCGTCCGCCAGAATCGCGAGGAGGAGGCGCGGCTCAAGCTGATCGAGGCGCTGCCGCGCGCGCTGGCGCAGGCCGAGCGCGCGACCTATGGCCTCGGGTCCGAATGGCAGACCCTGTCGCGGACGGTGCGCAATGCGTTCGACTGGCTCGGCGAGGCGGTCGACCGGCTGACCGCCAGCCCGCAGGACGCCGCACGGCCCGTCCGCGATAAGACAATCGCTGCGCGTGACAATCCGCAGGGCTTTTCGAGGCTCATCCCGCAAGACATGCGCGACCGGATTGCCGCCGATGCACAGCGCGAATTCGAGGGCGTCCAGCCGAGCGCCGGATTCGGCGCGCGCTTCGACGGTGAGCGCGGCCGTGGGATCGACAGCATGGCGAGCCGCGCGCTCGGTGTCGCCCGGCAATATTCCGGTCTGGATGGCGGCCGCCGCCAGCTTGAGAGACTCGACGACGAGATCAGGTCCATCGAGCGGGCGCTGGAAAGCCGGTCGGCC